AGTTCAAATTGTGGTAATAATTGTAAGACAGCATATGAAAGTTATATTGGTGCAGGTGGTACAGTTATAATTGCAGGTAACGGTGACCATGATGGCAATAGAACAGGTAATATTGAACAGTTAGTAGAAAGTAAATTAAGTGTAGGTACTATTACAATGCACACAGGTGAAGCAAGTTATACATCATGGTGGCAAGGTAATAGATTTTCAGGAGCAGCAACAACTGGTTATACTGCTGTTAGAAATCTTTTTACTATGAACTCTGGTGGTACAAGTATTGCAAACAATCATTCAGGTGGTACTGGTTTGCATAGTTGGGCAGAATATAGTTATGGTAGTAATGGTGGTAAATTAGTGATTACCTTTGACCAAATACAATTTAATCAATCAAACTCAACATGGTCAACTAGAACATGGGCAGGTATAGAACAACAACTTGAAGAAATAGGTATATTATCAACCACAGTAAACATAACATCAACAGGAAGCCAATCATCTACAATAATAAGTGATAAAGCACAAACAGGTAATGGAATTAAAATGAATATACAAGGTGATGGTAATACTTTAAATGTAGAACAAGAAGGTGAAAATAATTTTATTATAGGTACAAATTGGTCTAGTGATAGTGCAATCACAGGTGATAATAATACAATCAATATAGACCAAGGTAATGTAACAACAAGTGGTAATAGTGGTAATAATGGACTTGCATTAGATATAACTGGTGATACAAATACACTTAATATTTCACAAGGCGATTATGCAACCGATACTGGTGACCATAGAATATGGTTAGACATTGATGGTTCTACAAATACACTTACTTTACAACAAAGAAATGATGGTACAACATCAAGTGAGCATTATATGAATTTAGATTTAGATAGTAGCTCAAATGTTATCACAATGCAACAACTTGACAATGGAGATAAGACCTTATTTTTAGATATAAATAATAACAATAACGCAGTAGATATAAGTCAATCTGGTAGTGGTGAACACTTTTTAGATTTAACTTTAGGTTCAGGTAGTTACGCTCATGATGTTGATATATCACAAACAGGTACAGGTGACCATGCAGCTCGTGTTGATTTAGATGGTTACTCTACTGACTTTGATTTATCACAAACTGGTTCTACTGACCAAGATTATAATATAGATATGACTTGTGGTGTACAAGCAGGTTGTACTCTATCAACAACACAAGGTAATTAATGAAAAAAATATTAACACATTGGACTACTGCCTTCATAACATTATTTGTATTGACCTATATTGGTTTACAAGATCCTTCAGGTAAAGAAATTTTAAGACTTAAATCATTTGACTATCTTTTAGCAAATGAGGAAAAGACACCATCAAAAGATATAACAATCATAACAATAGATGAAGAAGCGATTGAGAAGTATGGTCAATGGCCTTGGCCTAGAGATGTGTTGGCAGACTTGATTGTAAATTTAAGACAAGCAGAAACAGGTATTATAGTTATGCCTATATTGTTTACTGAACCTGATAGATTCGGCGGCGATTGGGAGTTTTGTAGTGTGCTAGAATATGGCACAGTTATAGCACAGGTTGGAACAACACAAAAAAGAACATCTAATCCTGTACCAAGAGGTGTTGCAAAAATAGGCGATCCATTAAAATTTTTATTTGAATGGCCTGGTATGTTAGGACCATTACCAGAACTTTCGAAGTGTACCCAAGGTGTAGGTGTTATCAACACAGCACCAGAGATAGATGGTGTTGTAAGACGAGTACCACTTCTTATGAAAATAGGTGATGAAATTTATCCTAACGTGGCAATTGAAACCATACGAGTTGCAGTAGGTGATCCTAGTTATCAAGTTAAAGCAGATGATTTTGGTGTAACAGCTATGAGAGTACCAGCATATGCAACAATCAATACAGACGCAAACGCAAGAATATGGTTAAGATGGAACAAAGAGTTTAACACAATATCAGCAGCAAGTCAAGACTTTTCAGCAGCTGCAGGTACAACAATAATTATTGCCTTGACAGCAGAGGGAACATCTAGTATAGTGGCAACACCAACAGGTGAACAATATGATTATGTAATAAGTGCTAATTCACTACAAACAATACTTGACGGCGAGACTATTACAAGATACGATTCTTTGATAGAATTAATGCTTGCATTTGCTGTAGGATGTGTTATAATAGTATTAACAAGATTTGCCCCATACTGGATTATTGGTCTAACACTCATAGGTGCAACAATAGGTATAGGTAACTATTTCACAATTGCATTTGAGACATTAGTATTAATAGATGTTACATGGATATTATTAACATTATGGGTTACTGGATTTCATGCTACATTTTTAAGATTTATATTAGAGTTTAGACTTAAACAACAAATACGAAAACAGTTTGAGAAGTATCTAGACCCAAGACAAGTAGCCATATTAGTCAAAGACCCAAGTAAGTTAAAACTAGGTGGTGAAAGAAAAGAAATGAGCTTCTTGTTTATGGACATTGTAGGGTTTACACCTATTTCAGAATACTATAAAAACAAAGATGATCCAGAAGGATTAGTTGATGTGATAAATGATTATTTAAATCGTATGAGTAAGATAGTATTAGACAATGGTGGTACAATAGACAAATATATGGGCGATTGTATTATGGCATTTTGGAATGCACCACTTGATTGTCCTAATCATGCAGAAATGGCAGTCAAAACTGCTATTGAATGTGCTGAAGAAACAGACAAGATAAAAGCAGAGTTTAAAGAAAAAGGATTACCTGATATAAACATAGGCTCAGGTGTCAATACTGGTACTTGTATCGTAGGTAATATGGGTAGTGAAATGAGACTAGATTATTCTGTTATAGGTGACGCTGTAAATCTAGCTGCAAGACTAGAAGCAACAACAAGAAACTATAAAGATGATAATGGCAAGGTAACACCTCTCTTATATTCATCATTTACGCAAGAAAAATTAGAGAATATAAAATCAGTAGAAGTAGATAAAATAAAAGTTAAGGGTAAGGAAGAGTTAATTACCATCTATAAACCTATATAAATAGTAGTATGGCAACTGTATTCGATAAAATACTAGACACTACAACAGGTCCTAAATCATATGACTGGTACAGAAAAAAAGTATCATCAATGACTTCACCTGGTGCAAGAGGTTTAATTAATCAAGGAAAAGCAACTGTGGCACCTAAATATGGTATGATGAATCTTTTTGGTTATGACCCTAAATTTAAAGAGACATTACCATACTATGATAGATTTCCTTTGATATTTCCTATAGACTTTGCAAAGGGCGGATTCTATGGTATCAATTTTCACTATTTACAACCAGGTGCTAGAGTAAACTTTCTAAGACAACTATCACAATATGCAAGTGATAATAATTATGATAAAAAAACAAGATACAATATCGGTGAGTTATCGGGCAGATATTACAAGAAAACAATTAAACATTATTTGTATAGTCAAGTTAGGTCATCATTTTTAAACATAACAGCAGATGAAATGGCAATTGCAATATTTTTACCAGTCGCAAGATTTCAAAAAGGGAGTCCGTATTAATGGCTATTTTTAGAGCAGGTAAACGAATAGGTCCTTTTGACATAAGAGTAGGATTTCCTAGAGATAAAAGTCTTGAGAATGTTGATAAAGACCCTAGAATTAAACAAAGAGCAAATACAGAAAATACTATTGGTCGTTTTAGAGCTGCAATGGCAAGAGCAGAGGGTTATGCTAGACCAGCAAGATTTGCTATCAAGTTATTTTTCCCATCAAGTTTAGCTGAATTAGCAGGACAAAAGACAAATGCAACAACAGCACCTGGTCAATCAGGTGGTGCACAGGCAGTTCATCCTGACTCTGCTACTATGCAAAATTTAGTGGTAATGATGGGACGACAATTAAATATTCATTGTGATACTATATCTATGCCAGGTAAAGATTTAGTTACACAAAAGAAATCATTTGGTAACGAACCAGAAGTTGATATGGTTGTTGGTCATCAATATTCAGGTATGATAAGTGCTTCTTTCTATGGAGACAAATATTTAAGAGAAAGACAAGTTATGGAGTTGTGGATGAAAATGGCTCATAATAATTTAACAAATGAAGCAAAATATTATGATGACTATACAGGTAAAATGCAAATTTATCAACTAGGTTCATTAGATGGAGAAGGTGATAGAGATGTTCCAACTTACGGTATTGAAGCAACAGAGGTTTTTCCTCAAACACTAAGTGCTGTAGAATATAATTATGGTTCATCAAATCAATTAGTAAAGATTAATGTAGGATTTGCATATAAACAATGGTACAATCTTACAACTGACCATGTTGCAGGAATGACTTATGGTAATTCTATGCAAACAATTCACGAACAAAGAAGTCCAGATACAGGATTATTCGGTAGATTACCTATCGAGTTACAAAGAGCAGGAAGAGAAGTATTTAATTCTGCTAAACGACAGGTTCCGATAGGAAAACTGTTTAAGGGGAAACTATTCCCACCATTTACATAATTTTATATAATAAAGGAGATTAAATAATGGCACTACCAAAACTGAACACTCCAACATATGAGTTGGAAGTACCGAGTACTGACGAGAAAATAAAATATCGTCCGTTCTTGGTCAAAGAAGAAAAGATATTGTTGATGGCAATGGAAAGCAAAGATAATGCTCAAATTATCAATGCAGTAAAAGATATTGTCTCATCATGCACATTTGAAAAACTAAATGTAGCTACCATGCCTATGTTTGACATGGAATATATCTTTTTAAATATAAGAGCAAAGTCAGTCGGCGAGGTTTCTAAAATAAAGATACTTTGTCCTTATGATAAAAAAACTTATGCTAGTGTTGAATTAGATTTAACAAAAGTAGAAGTACAGGTCGGAGATGACCACTCAAATAAAATTGAATTAACTGATGATATGGGAATCATTATGACATACCCAACTATTGATTCATTTTTAGAAAGTGGTATTGAAACGGTAAACGCTAGTAATATGTTAGATGTTGTTGGTAGCTGTGTATTACAGATATACGAAGAAAAAGGTGAAAAAGTTTATCATGCCAAAGACCAAACTAAAAAAGAGTTGACTGAATTTATTGAATCAATGAATAGTGGTCAATTCAAAAAATTACAGTCGTTTTTCGATACTATGCCTAAATTAACACATACAATTCAGGTAAAGAATCCTAAAACAAAAAAGACTAGTGATGTTAAGTTGACTGGACTAAACGATTTTTTCGCATAGCCCTTTCTCACAATAATTTAGAGAATTATTTTGAAACAACTTTTTCTCTAATGCAACATCATAAATACTCTTTGACAGAGATTGAAAATATGATGCCCTGGGAAAGGGACATTTATGTTGATATGTTGATAACATGGATAAAAGAACAAAACGAAAAACAAAAGCAAAGAGAAGCGGAGAGAAGATAAATGACTGAGACTAAAAAAGTAAATTTAGAACTAGAGATTGATACAAGTTTAGTTGATTCTAGTAAGAATAGATATCAGGGATTAATTGATCTTGCTCATGCAGTAGATCAATGGCGTATATTTCCTAGACTATTTTTATCAGTTTACATATACCTACTATATAAAGTAACTATATGGTTTATGAATTTACCAACACCGAC